CCACCGCTTATAGGAGCGCTAAATGACGTGCCGACACTGCCGAGGCAGGGGCTGGATCAGCACCGGCATCTACGGATGGGACCAGTGCGATTGCGAGGAAGACGAGGTGGTGTTCGCTGATGATGAGCAGGAGGAGACAGACGATGAGTAGCGCTGGCATTTACGACTGCCCGCACTGCGGGAATGACCGAAGCCCCTGCTACACCAAGGGCGACATGCAGCGCCGAGCCGACGCTGGCGACAGAGATTGCGGGCAGGCGCTGGCTAACCGCATGGGTGTCGGTGCCGGGCTTGATATCCTCATGGAACGCCGCCGTCAGATCACCCAGGAAGGCTATACGCCAGCCCATGACGACTACCACACCACTGGAGAACTGGCGCAGGCCGCCGCTGCGTATGCTCTAGCCACGACACCCTATGCCTTTGAGGCGAGAACGCTGTGGCCTTGGGAACGAGCCACGTGGAAGCCGTCCACGTGGCGACGGCGCAACCTTGTTCGGGCTGCGGCTCTGATCATCGCAGAGATTGAGCGGCTCGATCGGGCGGGCGAGAGCGAGAACCCGCACGAGCAGCCCGACCGTCCGACTTCTCCGCCGCCGAAACCACCGGGCCGCAATCAACCTAGAGGGCCAGCCGATGCCTAAGTTTGATCTACGCAAGAAGCGCGATGGCGAGGAGTGGGTCGCTCGTATCATCGCCCGCGCCGAGGGGCACAACGACCACGACGGAATGTATTGGGAGCGCTTCATCGGTTCGGCCCGATTGCTACTCCATGAGGCGGTAATTGAGCCGAAAGCTGTTGGCGAGCGCGAGATCATTCCCGCGCATACGAGCGGTCGCGATCACATATGCGCTGAGGACGAAGACGGCTGGATATGTCTGACCTCGTTCGTAGATGGAGAACAGCAGGGCCAGATCGACCTTCAGGCTCTGTGCGCTCATCGCCTTGGCGAATGGCTCATTGAGCGTGCGAAGCAAGCGGGAGAGACGGGCAAGAACGACTGCACCGTCGAGAATGGGCCTCGGAAATGATCGCCGTAGAGTTCGCGGCAACGATCGGCTTCGATGCCTTGCGCATCGCAATGGGCGACAGGCCGAAGCACCACGACGTAGAGACCATCTGCCAATGGCTACGGCACGTCTCTGCCTCGCGAAGCGCATCAACCCCAAACGACGAAGTGGGCATCTCTGCGGAAATCACCGGCAACCGAGAGGAGATTTGATGTCTGACCCCACACCCCCGGCGGTCTCGGATGCGATGCGCGAGGCGGTGGCGCTTGTAGAAGACACGCTACGAAAGGCTGTCATTGCCGGCAGGGCCAGGAGCAAGCCAATGTCTGAGAGCCACGATGAAACCGTTCTCAGCCTCGCCGTCGACAAGGGTATACGGCCGACGATCACGCGGCTCACCGACGAGATCAAACGGCTTCGCACCGCCCTCGCAGAAGCCGAAGCCCGAGGGAGACGGCAGGGCCTGGAGGAGGCGGCGAAGGCTGCTGAGTACCATGCCGGCGTCGCGGACGTGGCGCTGAAGTATCCGCTAGAGCCAGCAGAGGCTGATCGCATTCACGGGGTCACGGTTGCCGCCGTGCTTCAGCACATCCGTTCCCTCGCCACCGCCCCGGCCGAGACGCAGAAGCCCGAGGAGACCGCATGAACGCCCCGTTTCACGTCACCCGCGTCGAGGCCGCCCTTGGCCGTGCGACGGCCCGCATCGAGGAACTTGAGGAGGAGGTGCGCCGGCTGCGAGAAATCCTCCGATTCGACCAGCCAACCGTGCCGGCAGAATGGGGGCTGACGCAAAAGGAGGCCGACCTACTGCTGGCGATCGCCGCTGTGTCACCCTCTCCGCTATCCACAGCGGGAGCAATGCGGCGCGTATGGCCTGGCTCAACAGTTACGCCGCGCGTCGTTTCCGTCCACATGCGGCGGATGCGGGTCAAGCTCAAGCCATACGGGATCCTGATCCGCACGCTCGGCCGGTCGGGCTATCATCTCGACGCTGGCTCGGTTCAAATTCTGCGTGAGTTCAGATCGGGTGTTGACACTAACCCGCAGGCATGAGACACAAGAGGCACGGGCGGACGAGTCCCGGGAGACGGACGATGTCAGTAATTGAAGCCCACGAAATCGCGTTCATGCTGGCCCCGAGCGCCCTGTTCGGCGTCGGCGCCATCCTCTCCAAGCTGCTGTTTGACCGCAGCGACCGCGCTGCACGTCGGGAGATTTGAGATATGACCACGGATCGCATGCCCCAGCCCGGCCACCTCTACCCCCGCAAGGGCGGCGGGTTCCTCTCGCTGTACGTCGGCTTGAGCGGTCAGGTTAGCGCACGGATCCTGGCGGATCGGTTTGACGTCGGGTTCACGACGCCGCTGATGTCGGTCGCGGATTTTTGGGAGATGGTGGCGTGAGGGCGTATTATAACGAAATTGACCCTTACGCAGCGCAGTGGATCAGAAACCTTATCAAGGCGGGGCACGTGACCGATGGAGAAGTGGACGAGCGATCAATTGCAGATGTCTTTCCTTCAGATTTGCGAGGATTCAACCGCTGCCACTTCTTTGCCGGCGTCGCCGTCTGGGATTACGCGCTTGGTCTCGCCGGATGGGGAGACGACCCCGTCTGGACCGGTTCCTGTCCATGCCAACCTTTCAGCACGGCAGGCAAAGGAGGCGGGTTTGATGACGAGCGGCACCTATGGCCGGCGTTCCATCACCTCATCTCACAGTGTCGCCCTGCAACAGTCCTTGGTGAGCAGGTTGCAAGCGGCCCTGCGGGGGCGTGGATCGATCTTGTATGCTCTGACATGGAAGGTTTGGACTACTCCTGCGGGGCGCTCGCTTTCCCGGCTGCGAGCGTCGGCGCTCCAAACCTCAGAGATCGATCGTACTGGGTGGCCGACGCCGACTTGTCAGGCAAATACGCATTGTTACGGACCGAAGAGAACAATTCAGCTGAAGACATACGGCGCGGCCCTGTTGTGCGATCCGTCGTCAGAATGGCCGAAGGGAACGAAGGCAAATCTGATCGGGTACGAGAGAGTGCTTGCAGTTCCTACTGGGAAACCTCTTCTTGGCTGCAAGGAAGAGACGGCAAAAAGCGTCCAATTGAACCCGGCACATTGCCGTTGGCTTATGGGACTGCCGAAAACGTGGGACGAGTGCGCGCCTATGGTAACGCGATCAACGCGGAGCAAGCCGCGGCCTTCATCGGGGCCGTGATGGACGCGCGTCCGTAACTTGCGCTAAAACCCACGCTGGGAACCGTGGGCGACCATCTGGGGGATCATGTCAGACCAATTCGACGTCGACGCGCTCAGGCGCGATCACCCGCTGTCCGCTTATTTGCCGGCGCGAGGCGTAGACCTGAAGAAAAACGGGCGCGAGTGGAAATGCCCTTGCCCGCTGCATCAGGACAAATCAGCCTCGTTCACGGTCTATCAGGGCCGAAAGGGGCATCAGCTTTTTAAGTGTTTCGGCTGCGATGAGCACGGGGACGTCGTTGACTTTGTTAAAGCGTACGACGGCGTCGAGTTCTCGGAAGCATGCCGGATCCTGGGCGGGGAGAAATCCCCGCCCTCCTCTCGTCCCGAGCGCGTCGCGTTGCCGCCCGTCGAGGATCCGTATGCGGACTGGCGCGCCTCGCCGCCCCCGGCGGACGCGCCCGGGTTCGTCGCCGGCCAGCGCACGCCGCCGATATTCAACCCGAAATCCACTGAGAAGCCGGTCACGTCGTATCGCCCGGTCTTAGTGCATCCGTACCGGTTCGCCAGCGGGAAGGTCTACGCCTACGTCCTGCGCGTCGAGATCGACGGCAAGAAGATCACGCCCTGCATCGCTTGGTGCAAGAACGAGAAGACCGGCGAGGAGGGCTGGTGCCACTACACGCTGGCCGCACCGCGGCGTCTGTATGGCCTGCAGGATCTCGCAGGACGGCCTGAAGCGCCCGTCGTCGTCGTCGAGGGCGAGAAGTGCGCCGACGCGCTCGCTGCCGCACTGCCGTCTCACGTCGTCGTTTCGTGGTCGGGTGGTGGGAAGGCTGCCGGCAAGTCGGATTGGTCCCCACTTGCCGGCCGCGACATCATCATCTGGCCCGACGCCGACGAGGAAGGCACCCGCACGGTCGAGGGCTGGAACGGCAAGCCGGGCCTGCTCGACTTGATCCCGGCCCGCGCGCGCGTGGCTCGGCCGGGCGGACGACCGAAAGGATGGGACTGCGCGGACGCCATCGCGGACGGCTGGACAGGTCAGGACTGCCTGCAGTGGCTCGACGAGCAGTCGCGTGGCACCGTCGAGGAACTCCGCACGGTCGCTCAGGAGCGCCCCGAGCCCGAGCCAACTCATGTAGAAAATGCATCAGTTCGACCCAGACCCCGCGCCGTCCCCGGCACAAACGTCGTCGCCATCGCTGGCGGCAACGTGAAGGGTACCGCCCGAGACTGGCGCGCAGAACTCGAGTTCGACAAGAAAGGCCAGCCCGAGCCCAAGCGCCCGAAAAACTGGTTTCTGTTCACCAGGCATCACCCAAAATTCGTCGGCATGTTCGCGCTGAACACGTTCACCAACACGATCACGGTGACGCGCCGGCCGCCATGGGACGATTCGACGGCACCCTGGACACCGCGCGGGCTTACGGACGACGATGTCACACGATGCGCGATCGAGCTCGACAAGTATGAAACCGGGAACCTGCAGGTGTCCCCCGAGGGCATGGGTCGAACCATATCGGCTGCCGCAGAGGAACAGCGGTTCAATCCCGTGTCCGATTACCTGCGCGGTCTGCGGTGGGACGGCGTACATCGCCTTTATGGCGGTGACGAGCAAGACGGGTGGCTGTGTCATTATTTCGGGTGCGAGCCGCTCACTTATCACCGCACTGTCGGGATGCGATGGCTCGTGGCCGCAGCGGCAAGGGCCCTGACGGAAGGCGCCGCGGTCGAGAAAGTCGACACGATGCTGATCCTCGAGGGACCGCAGGGCTTCTATAAGTCGACGGCCCTAGAGGTGCTCGGCACGATCAACGGCCAGCGGCTCTACACGGACAGCGTCGAGGCCCTGTCTGGCAAGGATGCCGCGATGCAGACGAACGGCGTGCTGATCGTCGAGGTGGCCGAGCTAAACGGCATGGGCGCGCGCACGGTCGACGCCGTCAAGAAATGGATGTCGTCGAAGGTGGACCGCTACCGCCCGCCGTACGGCAAGAACGTGATCGAGGCGCCGCGCCGGTTCGTGACGGCCGGCACAGTGAACCCGAGCGGCCCTGGCTACCTGCACGACGCCACGGGCGCCCGCCGGTTCTGGCCAGTGGCCTGCGGCAAGCCGTGCGACTTAGCGGCTCTGGAACGCGACCGGGATCAGCTCTGGGCCGAGGCCGTGCATTTGTTTCAGGCTGGCGAGCAGTGGTGGCTGAAGCCTGCAGAAGTGCCGGACGCGGAATACCAGCAGTCGTTGCGGTATCACGACGACCCGTGGGCCGGTCGCCTCGATGCGCGGATGCGTGACGGGCTGCCGTTGAGCCTGCAGGACCTATTCGAGGCGATCGCGATGCCGCTACACCGGGCCGGCGCTGAAGATAAGCGGCGGATCGCGGACCACATGAAAACGCGCGGTTGGGTGATCGTGCGCGATGGGAAGGACGAGAGATGGCAGAAAAAGTGAGCCTGATCGTACAGCTGGCCGCCATTGAAACGGCGCTGGCGTCGTACGAGCGCGTATTTGAAGACGTCGATTTCTGGCGAGAATATCCGATTGCGCTCGCGCAGCAGACAGACGGACTGCGCGCTGCAGCTCGGACTATCTCGTTCATGCGCGAACACGAACAAACGATCCGGGACGCCATATCTAGCGCCCGAACCGTTGACGACACACAAGACACGCGCTAGATTCCAGGTCGCTGGTCCTCCCCCAGCCTCGGGTTCCCAAACCTGCGCCCGCCCTGGCTCGTCCCCGGGGCGGGCTTTTCGTTTCAGGGGAGGAGCGCCAGCGCCTCGTCGGCCGAGAACACGACCTCGGCGATGCAGCCCGCGCGGTGGGCGGCCTTGATGAAGGCGGCTTGTTCCTTGGTGGTACGCACGCCGGGCGTCTTGACTTCCAGGGCGACAAACCGGCCGGTCGACGTCCACCCAATGATATCCGACGAGCCGACGCAGAGGCCTGCAATGAGCGGGCGAGCGTTGCGCACGATCACCGTGTTAGCCGCGCCAGGCGTCGGCGGAAGCTGCGTGCTCGTACCCACCCACCCCTTGCCCGTGTTCTGCCGAAACAGCCGGTGCCCTCTCTCGCTGGCCCGCAAGAGAATGTCGTTGATAATATCGCGCTCTTGTTTCATGCCGCTCCCCTCTCAGGCCACCGCACGGGCTGTCCGCGCGCGCGTCGTGCGCGCCGGGCACGCTCGTTCTTCCGTGCCTCGTTGAGATCGAACCGGGCCCGCATCGCGCGTACCCGTAGCGCCTCGACATCAGACACCCGTAAACCCATCACCCGGGCCACGCTGCCGACGCTGAGGCCGTCCGACAGCATGTAGAGCGCCATCTCGTGTTCTATACCGCCTCGCATTTCGTCCTTCCCTCCCTCCTAGGCCGCGACCTGTCGCATGCCCGGCATACCCGATAGCCATAAGGGTTGATGTGAAGATTCCCATCCGCCCATTTATGACCGCGCACGCAGCAGTCTTTTGCGCGGGCCTCAATCACATTGCGTCTATTCTCGGACTGGACAGAAAGCGGCTCCCAAGAGCAGTTACTTGGCTCATAATCGCCGTTCACGTCTCTGCGCTCTATTCCGTAACCGGGTGGACATCTGCCCATGTCCTCAATAAATAGCAGGTAGTCGTCCCACCTTTCGCAGCACTTGATGCCCCTGCCGCCGTAATACTTATAGCCCTTGTTGTTAGGACTCCGGCAGCGCTTACGCATCCCAGTCCAGATGTGGTATTCTTTTGTTCTTATGGTCTGAGGGCTTTCGCCATGTTTAAATCCGCTCACCAGAGCTTCCTTTGCTGATCTGCCCTCGCCTGCCCCTCTCTGCGCTTTCTCTCGCGCAATGTCCATAGCATGGAACCCCATGCTTCAGGTTTCGCATATCCACGCTCGCGCCCCAGGTCGATGAGTTCCTCGACGGTTCGGCACGAGTGCTCTTGCTTCTGCCGGCTCCTGCGCAACTCAGCCGGATCGACCTCGACGAGTTCGCCGTCACCGACGGTCAGCGCCTTCGGCACTGCATCCGGCACCGGCCGCACAGCTCCGCACTCAGGGCAGGCCCGCAGAACGGCGCGATACGTGGCGAAACACGACTTGCACACCGCGACCGAGACCTCGGCTTTCTGGTCGCCTTTCTTGCGGCCCTCAAGCGTCCACGTCCGCTCGTCGTCCGGCAGGCCGTGGGCCTCAATGTTGCCCGCGTGGTCGAGAATGATCGCCGCGTCAGGTTTCTTCCGCAGCGCGCGCCCGACCTGCTGCATATACAGCGCCAGCGACTTCGTCGGCCGAGCCAGCCCAACGACCTCGATCGTCACATCCCGACCGGCCTGCGCCGCCAGGTCATAACCCTCGCCGAACAGCGCGACGTTCGTCAGGACTGAGATGCGTCCCTCAGCCATCGCAAGAGCCGCCGCCTTTCGCTCGTGCGTAGGCGTCGTGCCATCAAGATGAACAGCGGGAACCCCCGCCGCACAGAAAGCCTCAGCGACGTGTTTGGAGTGTGCCACTGATACGCAAAAGTATATGGCCCGCTTGCCAAAGGCGTGACTCTTGTAGTGCCCGACCATGTCGCCAACGAGGGTCGGCTTGTCCATTTCTTCTTCGATTTCCTCAACCGCATAGTCCCCTCCTCTGGTTTTCACGTCGCCGAGCGCCGGCGACGATGGCGCGAATGCCCGGTAACGGCTCAGATACCCCTGCTCCATCAGCCACGCGACGGACGGGCCTGGGATCAGGCGCGCGTACGGCGGGTCCAGAGGCTTGCCGTCCAGGCGCTCGGGTGTAGCCGACAGGCCGACGACCTTCGCGCCCACGAGCAGCGCCCATTCGATCACCTTCGCCCAGCCCCCGGCCGCGCTGTGCTGCGCCTCGTCGACGAAAATGACAGTAGGGAAGCAGCCGGCTGGAATGCGCGGCAGCCGGTTTTTCAGCGTGTCGATAGCCGCGACCTGGCACGGCTTGTAGGGGTTGAACGGCCGACCTGGCGCGATGATGCCGTGGTCGACTCCGATGCCGTGGAACGTCAGGCTCGTCTGTTCAACGAGAAAATCCCGGTGACATACGAACCACGGACGCCCGCCCTTCGCGAGCGCGCTCTTGACCATGATAGAGGACATGATCGTTTTGCCGGACCCTGTCGGGCTCTGCAGGATCACCGCGGGGTGGTGCTTTAGGGCTTGGCGGGTGGCGGCGATCAGGTCGTCTTGGAACTGGCGGCTATCCATGCCCCAGCGCCCGCCGCACCCGCTCCACATCGACGCCAGCCCGAGCGGCGCCGTCGAGAATCTCCGCATGCCGAGCCACTGGGATCTCACCGTCTTTCCAGCGGTAGACGACCGGCGAGTGCACGCCGACCGCCCGGCAGAACGCACGCATGCCGCCGAACGACGCGAGGAGTTCTTGATGCCGCGCCGTGACGCGCACGCCTGGCGGCGACTCCCGCTGCCAGCGCCGATAGTGCGTCAGGCACATGCCGCGCCAGCGCGCCTCGTTCGGGCAGCCCATCACCGAGCACTTGGGTTTCTCGTCCATCTCGTGTCCTCCTGCCCTCCTGATAAATGGCTGTTGACACCACGTCAACGGCTTACTACAACAACGACGGGAACACGAGACGAGGACGACACATGACAGTCGAACGTATTATCGCGGACTGCGACGAGCACGACATTCATTTCACCGCAGGCAGAATCCCAGGCACGGGCGCAAATAAGTGGGCCGTGCGGATCGGCACGAACCTGCGCCACATGCGGCTCAAGCCGACGTTCGCCGAGGCCGTTTATGCGGCCTGGCTGGCTTACACTGGCGCGGAGGTGGCGTGATGGCACCCCACATCCACCCCGACCTAATTCAAGGCACCGACGAGTGGCTGGCCGCCCGCTGCGGCCTGCTGACGGCATCCGAGATGCACCTGATCGTCACGCCGACGCTCAAGGCCGCTAAGAACGAAAAGGAGCGCAGCCACCTGTACGAACTGGCAGCGCAACGCCTGAACCAATTCGTCGAGCCGCGGTATGTCAGCGACGACATGCTGCGCGGCACGAACGACGAAATCGATGCCGTTGCCCTGTACGATCGGTACTATGCGCCGGTCGAGACGGTCGGGTTCGTCACGAACGACAAATGGGGTTTCACGATAGGGTATTCGCCTGACGCCTTCGTGGGGTCTGACGGGCTGATCGAGGCCAAGTCGCGCCGGCAGAAATTTCAGGTCGAGACGTTCGCCGTAAACGTCGCCGAGGGCACGATTCCGGCCGACTATATCCTGCAGGTTCAGACGGGCTTGCTCGTCAGCGAGCGCGCTTGGTGCGACCTGATCTCCTATTCTGCCGGCATGCCCATGGCCGTGATCCGGGCCTATCCAGACGACGAGATCATGGAAGCCATCGTCTCGGCGGCTGGGGCTTTCGAGCAACGCCTCGCTGACACCCTCGCCAAATATCACGAGGCCGTGGCCGCATCCGGCGCAGTGCCGACGCAGCGCCGTGCGCCCGATCAAGAAATGGTGCTCTGATGGATATGTCTGCACACGTCATCCCGAAGTCCGACCAGATGAACGCGGACGACCTGATCTCAGGCCCGCGGACCATCACCATCACGAAGGTGTCCGGCACCGGGAATTCGGAGCAGCCCGTCGCCGTCAGTTTCGAGGGCGACAACGGCAAGCCGTACAAGCCTGGCAAGTCGATGCGTCGCGTGATGATCGCGGCGTGGGGGCCGGACGCATCAAAGTATGTCGGCCGGCAGATGACGCTCTATTGCGACCCGGGCGTCGTGTTCGGCGGCATGAAGGTTGGCGGGATCCGCATCAGCCACATGACCGACATCGACCGAGATTTCACGACGGCGCTGACTGTTACGAAGGCCAAGCGCGCGCCGTTCACGGTCAAGAAGCTGACGGCCGAGGCGCCGAAGGTCAGCAATCGCGATCGCATGTTTGCCGCGGCTCGAGCCGCGGCGGTGAAAGGCGAGGAGGCGCTTACGGCGTTCACTGCCGGCCTGCAGCCTGCCGCCCTGGAAGCCCTTAAGCCGATCCTGGCCGAGCTTCGCGCGACGGCCGCTAAGATCCCCGCTCACGACGACGACGGCGTGATTGAGGACTCCACCCCCGCCGAGGACGACGCAGAGCGGGATCATCTGCCCACAGACAACGAGGTTTTCTAATGTCCAAGCGCGAACACGGCTACCATGTACTCATCCCGGCTTTCATTCCGGTCGACAAGAAAAGCCTGCAGAACCAGATCAAGACCGGCACCGTGATCCATGAGGCAGCGCAGACGCGCGATCTTGCGGCGATCATGGCCCTGCCGGGCATCCGCTACCATGCGCAGAAGTCGCGCGATGGCTCCGTGAAGGAGATGGCCGCCCGGTGGGGGTCGGTTGAGGTCGAGACAGCCGAAGAGCAGACGCCGGAGGAAACCGCCAAGGAGACAGCTGAAGACGAGGCTTACAGCGCCCAACCTTCCCCCGGCGACACGCTGGTCGACGAGCCCGACGCCGTCACCACCAACGGCCGCCGCCGCCGCTCTTAGTGCTTCAGTGACCCCAGCGCCTTAACAACGCTGTCGCCAATCGTCTCCAGCCGGCCGCTGATTTGGTCGAGCCTGGAGACGATTCGGTCCATGTCCTTAGAAGTCCGTTCCTCCAGGGACGTTAGCTCGGCTTTGGTGGCGTATGAGTGCGCCACGGACCCGCGGAATTCTGCGTTGCGGCTTTCCATCATAGTCAAGCTCGCGTTCATAGCCGCCTGAAAGGCGTCTCTCTCATTGCGCATACTCTCGCGGGATTTGTCTCGTTCCGTGACCAGGTCCTTAAATTCTTTTTTGATGTCCTTTACAGAATCTTGAACACTCTCGAAATCACGGTTTTTACCGCCGATCCGTAGCAGCCAACCGCCGAATCCGACGATCATACCGATGATCGCGATAACCGTGATTGGCGAGACCTGAGACTGCCACGAGACCCAATCGCCCACGGCCGCATCCTGCACCCTGGCCTGCGCCTCGATGAATACTGGCTTCCAGACCTGCGCTTCGGGGAACGTCGTCATCTGTTCACACCTACAGGCTCGGCCGTCGACACGCCAGAAATCCTCTCCACGGTGCGCGAGGCCGTCAAACCGAGCAGGGCATAGATCAGGGGCATAAGCTCGCTATTTGGGAGCATCGGCGGAACCGGGAACGACACGCCCAAGGCCACGCCCACGATGCCCCCAAGCCAACCCATAAGCGGGGCCAGCAGGAATTGATAGCCGAGCGCAACCGCGCCAATCCACCCGATCGTCGGCCGCCAGCGCGAGGAGTAGCGGTCATTACCCTGCGCTTCGGCGAGGTTGATCGCATTCTGCGCTGTGTCCGACGAGGCAACCGCAGCCAGGATCGCCGCCCGGTCTGCGGCCAGCGCCTCGGCGAGTTCTTTCTCGGCCTGCGCGCGCGCGGCCGGATCGGGGACGAGCCGCTCGACGAGGATTTTCGCCGTGTCCGTGATCGACGGGAGCGCGGCGCCGATCGCTGGCCCGATGCCGCCCGTGATCGCGCCGCCGACGATCTGGCCCAGGATTCCGCCTGCCATGGTCACACCTTCGGGGGGTAGGCGGCCCGCAGGCGCGCGAGGACGCCGGCCAGCCATCCAGACGGCGGAACGGGCGGCGTAGGAGCAACGGGCGGTACAGGCCGCGTCTGGACCGGCGGGACCGGCACGGGCGCGACCACGCCAGGCGCGTACTTGGCAGCCTGCAGGGCAGCGCGGAACATCTGGTGATAACTGGCAATCACCGAGGCCTTGTCGACGCCGTTGACGATCCGGCGCGCGTTGATCGCGTCGGCCTTCCCGGGTCCGAAATAGTCTGAGAGTTTCTTGCCGGTGAACCACCCCTCGGTGCAGCCGATGAACAGCACGGCTGCCGACACGCGCGGGTCGAGTGCTAGGCCTGGCGTGCGAACCATATCTTGGCCTGCCGTCAGATACCCCAACTCCCGCAGGCGCAGCGTGGCCCTGCGATAGTTCGCCTCCCACGTCAGTTGGACGTCGCCGCGGCCCCAGAATCCGGTCGGGCCGTAGGGCTTGCCCTTGCCGCGGCCGTCCTCCTCAATCGGGAGCATCGTGCGCGCCGTCTCGTGAAACGTGGTCGCGAGGCAGTAGGCGAGGTGGTCAACCGGGAACAGCGGCGGCGCAGTGTCGAGCAGACGTTCCATCCCAGACACCTGAGACGCCGTCAGACTGCCGGCAAAAGGCGCGTTGCGCACCGCGTTGAAAAAGGCCGCCCTGTCCATCCCTGCCCTCGCTCACAGCTTGCAATAGGTCGTTACCAGCATCAGCGGGTTGGCGATAGACAGCGGCGTGCCCGAGCCGGTCATGCCCAGCGTCGCGGTCACGGCGTGGTCGTGCGCCGGCACCGATACGTTGAACGTGTGGTCGTGCAGGATCGCGGCCGATTGCGTCTGGAACGTCACGGTAGGATTCGGGTCGTTTGACACCGTGAAGATCGACGTGGGACCACCGATCGTGATGTTGAACCCAGACACGCCGACGCCGTGAGTATGCGCAACAGATTTTGCGCCAACCGTGCCGTTGTAATTGATGGCGCCATCAGGGATCACGTCGACCGATAGCGCGTGGTCGTGCGCCGGCAGGTTCGCGATCCCAAGCGTCGCGTTCCACACGCCTGTCGCCGAGCCGAGGCGCGTTGCGGATCCACCCGCATTCCACGTCAGGGCACCATATGAACCCGAGGCCGGGGCGCCCATACCGTCGAGACCGGCCAGCAGCCGACCAGCTGCGTTCGGCAACGTCAGCGCCTTGCCGGCATCGAAATCCTGCTGCGCCGAGCCAGATCCGCGGCCACCGACGACGACGAGAGAATCGTCGACTGTCCACAGATGAAGGAAAAGCGCCTGCGTGTCGGCCGAAGCACGCTCGGTGGCGCCCGACGACGCATTGCCGATCGTGCGCCCGTTCAAGCGGACCCAGCCGGGGTGCGAGCCGGTGTCGTATCGCTGCTTGATGTCGCCGGTCTTTGCGACGGTCGTGTCTTCGGCGGGGCCGGTGCCTCCGGCCGCGGGCGGATCCGTCAGCGTGACGCCGTCGGCTTCCCAGACGATCGAACCGCCGACCAGCGCAGTCAGCGCGCGGAACTTGAACGCGCCCGCGCCGAACATCACCGGCAGGAGCCCAGCCCCGTTTACCGGGATCGGGTTCGGATGCTCGGTGCCGTTGGCGTAGTCAGCCTGTTTGTAGAGGACGACCGGCGTCGTCGTGCCAGCCTGGAATACCTGCAGGACGGCCGTCCGGATGACGTTGCCGTTCGTGTCGAGGACCGGCGTCAGGGAGAAAGGGGCGAGCATCTAGCGGTCCTCGGTGCGGGGCTGAACGCGAAGCTGCAGCGCGCCCTGTGGCTGATTCTGCGAGCGGATGGCAAGGCCAGCAAGGCGCCCGAGAGCTCCGGTCGGGTCGCCCTGGCCTGCGAGCCCGCGGAACGCCGCCACGGCGTCGGGCCGTGTGAACAGGTCTGCCAGCTGATCGAGGTTTCGGCCAAGGCGCCATTCTTCGATTTTGGCGACAATCCGCGCCGGCAGCTTGATCCCGCCCGAGGCGAGGTTCGCGGCCAGCCGCTCCACGGGCCCGCCCTGTTTCATGCGGGCAAGCTCCTCGGCGTTGTAGGCCGTGCGCGAGCCCACGTTTTGCCGGCGGCCCATCGCCTCAAACACGTCGAGAAGCCGGTTAAAGCCGTCCGCGACGGCGTCGCCGTTCGGAAGCGCACGAATCGCCGCGTCTTGGTTCGCTGCCTGCTGCGCGTTGCCGCGGTAGACAGACGCGAACTTGGCCCCGCCATTGGCGTTCGGTCCCGTCATCAGGTTTTGCGCCGCCTCGTTGAACACACCCTCGGCATGTGCGCGAACGAGTTGCCGGGCGGCCCACGGATTGCGACCCGCCAGCGCGCCCACAGCGCCGGCGATCTCGCCTTGGCTGTTCGGCAGTGGATTCGACGGGAAAAGAGTTGAGATCGCCTGCTGAGTAGTAAGATCCGAGTTCGCGAGTTTTCCGATCGGCCCCTGCATTAGCGGCTCAACGATCTCACGGCTGATGCGAGAATAATCGGCATTGCGTCGTGCATATGCCTCGCTGCCTTCGGAAAGTGCCTGGTCGATTGTGCCAGCTGCGCGGCCAACGACAGCGCCGGTTTCCTTGTCGATTGCGTCGGGAGCAAAAGCCGGCAGTTCGGTGCGGTCTCGGAAATACTTGCGGACGCGATCAAGGTTTTCGACGTCGGCAGCATACTCGCGTGGCACCGCAGGTATTTCGGGCGTCCCTGGCGTCATTTCATACCGGACGATTCGGCCCGTCTTCGGGTCGTTAATGGGTACGCGCTCGCCGGGCACGGCCGGAACTGCTTCTCGCGCTTCACGCGTGACAAGAGAATCTCGCATCTGCCGGAGAGGCCCATGCGACAAGCCCGTCGTGTCGGCCGCAATCCTTTCGTCTAGGCTTTTTACCAGAGATTCAACGCTAGACGGATCGACGGTGTCGGAACGAGCAGCCAGAGCGTCGTCGGCGACCGCGGCCGTGCGGGCTCTATTCGCATCAGTAACAATCTCCTCGGCGGCTCGGCCTGCCTGAGGCCCGATGACGGAAGGCGCGGTGGGTGTAGGTGCGACCGCGTCAAACACCTGCCGAGCCGCGGCATCCGTGCGCTCGCCCGCGCCCGCATAAAACCCACGCATCCCGCCAAGCGCCTCGACGTGCCTCTGCAGCCCCGAAAGGTCCGTCACGCCGTTCGACGCGGCGTCGATTGCGTTCGCCGCGGACAACGGGACTCCAGACGCCTGCGCGTCGCCCATGAGCGTCTGCGCGCGCGCAAGGATCGCCTCGCGCTCGTTCTCAGGCAGAGACCGCAGAGACGCCGTCGCGGCCTGCTCGGCACCGGACGCGCGCCCGGCATACGCCGACACGCCGCCGCCAGCCAGGGCGCCGGCAAGGCGCGCATACGGCTCTGCTGCGGTGCCCTCGGTCAACTGGCCGCCAGCCTCAGACCCGAGGCCCGCAACCGCCCCGACGCCAGCAGCCGCGGCCCGCCCTGCACCCAACGGCAGCGCCGCGCCCTGCGTCGCAAAATTCGCGGCCTCGCTGATGAACTTGCCGGCGCGCGACTGCGGATCGTACTGCGTCGGCAGGTTGGCCTGGATATTCTCCGATCCCAGCGTGCGCGCGCCCTCGGCGACCCGCTGCGCCACCACGTCAGGAATCCCAACCGCGCCGCGGTTCCGGTTCTCGGCAGACACGGCCTCATAGTCGCGCCCCTGGCCGATCGACTGCGAGTAGTCGAGCCCGGCTTGCCCGAGCCGCAGCGCGTCAGCCGGCAGGCCAGCAACACCGGCCACGCCTTTGCCGATGCCGTTCAGCAGTGAGCGGAACCCGTCTGTCGCATATTCTTGGAATCCCCACTGTTTCGCCGCACCGGAACGCTTGCCCGTAATAAGGTCTGAGAGCGATTGGTCGCTGACCTTATCGCCGAACACGCTGGACGAGCGCGACGCGGGTGGCTGGGCTGGCGCCGCGGTCGGTGCAGGGGTATCGTCGAGGTACGGATTCCCGCCCGTGGCGGGCGCGTCATCGAGATACGGGTTCCCAGCGGCCATGCGTCAGCTTCCTTGGCTCGTCATGCAGAGCGCAATCATCCTCACCGTCCTAGCAGGATCGCGCGCCGCCGTCACCGCAGGCGATCCCGGGTTCGGGACCGCTCCGCTGCTGATCGGCGTCTTTCTGGCGTGGGGCGCGACGGTGACGCTGTCGGCCCTGGTCGACATCACAGCCCGGCCGGCAGGAAGCCGCGGCTCCGCATCTTTTGGATCACCTGTTCTGTCGTCACCTTGCCGGACGCAATCGCTGCCCGTGCGTTCGCGATCTCGTCTGCCGGCGCGGGCTTGAGCCCCTGCGCGCTCGCGTCGCGCTGCCCCGGCGCTGGCGCACCAGCAGGGCGCTGAGCTGCGGGCGCTGCGACAGCGGGGCCGTGAATATCAAGCCCTTTGAATAGCGGGTTTTCGATAGCGTACTTGTCTAGCTGCTGCTGAAAACCGTCGTCGATTCGCCCTTTATTCGCCGCCTTGTATGCAATCATCATGCGATGATTTTCTTGCGCGCGCATGGCGACTCTTTCAGCCATGTCGAGGATCAAGGCGTTGCCGGCAGGTGTATTGTCAATGTTCTGCGCAGTCTGTTTGATTGCATCCCGGTCGCTGTTCGAGAACGCGTTCCCGAACGAGCCGCCAGCCTTATCAAGAATCGACTGCGCCGAAATCTTCGTGAAACCCTCGTTAGCGCGCGCACTGTCGGCCGCAGCAAGGCCGATAGAGGCGAGCGCCTTTTTACCCTCGGTCGCGAGCGATCCAAAAGTGCCAGAGTAGAAATTCGGATCCTGCATGATTTGGCGGGCCGCTCGGATATTGGCGAGCGACGTGACGGCCTGTGCCGCCGCCTTACGAGTGTCGACCTGCTGATCGCCGAAGTCTTTCTGTACGACCTTGTCCTGCTCGTTCTCCGCGCCGAGGTTCACATTGTTGTTGATCTTCGTGGACCGCGCCTCGGCCTCGGTGCGCAAGAAGTCGACCAGCGAACCGGTGTAGCCCTGGCGCTTGCTGTACTCATATTTCTGAATATCGACAGGGTCAGCTGCCGGCGCACGTTCGGCCGACGCCTTCGCCGCGCGCCACTCCATCGGCGTGCCCTTAAATCCGCCAACGGCAACGTCCCAATTGTACGCCTTTTGATCGGCCGTCATCGACCGGTTTTCCTTGTCGATGGCGTACTCGTTCGCCAGCGCGGCCTTCATCGCCTCCTTGAAGCCTTCGGGCGCGCCCGGGTGCGACATGAACTTGACGATTGTCTGGATGCGAGCTGCCGAGCCTGGCTGCGTCGCCTGCAGCTGCGCGGCCGCGCGCGGATTCAGGCCGGCCTGAGAGAAGACCTGCGGCACGGCCTGCGCGACCTGCACGCGCTGCTCGGGCGCGACAGGGTCATCCTGTACGGACATCTGCGGAGCGGCCGGCGCGGCGTTGTCGGCGGGGCTTGCGGACTGCGGCACGAACGAAGGGTCGGCGCTCGCCACCTGCACGCGCTGCGGCGACGGGTTCATGCCGGCAACGTTCGTCGGCGTCTGTTGCTGGCCGCCGCCAAACTGGCTGTAGAACCGAGCGGCAGCTGCCGCACGCCGCGGGCCACTCTCAGCAGCGGCCGCGCGCGACGGGATCTCGAATTTGTTCATCAGGGCGACAGCGGCCGACGATGCGTCCGGCGCCGCCAAGGCAGCGTCATACGCGCCCTTATGCGAACCCTTGAGCTCGTTTGCCGTGTGATCTAACTGCGCCTCAATGTCCTGCCATCCGCGCTGGCCGGCCGTCGCCTGCAGGGCCTTGAACCGCTCGTTCCGCCACTGGCCGAGCCCGAACGCCGTGCCGTTGTCGCCCGTGCCGTTGGTGTTGTCGAAGCTGGATTCGATCAGGAAGTTGCCGGCAAGGCCAGCGGCAACTTTCGGGTCGATGCCGCGCTTGATGAGGCCCGAAACGATCGTCTGCGCCTTGCTTTCTGCCGGACCCGACAACTTTGGCGCAGCGACAGGCGCGACCGTCTGAGGCGTACCCGTACCGGCATCGACCGGCCCGCCGCCGAGCGCCGCCGCGAGCCCACCGCCCGCCGCCAGCTGCCTGTTAAAATCCGCAGTTTGCTCGCGCGCGTCCCCGAGCTTCGCCAGCTGCAGCCCAGTCGATAGATCGCCAGCCTTGAACGCCAGTCCAGCCGCGCCCTTGTAGTCGCCCGCCTGAACCTGCGCGCCCATCAGCTGCGCGAGCCCCTGCTTGCGCTCGTCCTCAAGGCCGGCGGCGAGGCCAGTGCCCAGCCGAGACAGGCCGGACCAATCAACAACACCACCAGCCATCGGATGTCCTTACGCGAACAGGTTCTTCAAATTCGATATACCATTGCCGCCGACGAAATTGCCAATCCCGCCCGCGAGGCTCGACAGACCGCCGAGGACGTTCGCGCTAGCTTGGTTCTGCTGCTTGGCGCCTTCCATCAGCGTGTTAGCGATGCCCGAAGCGGCTTGGTTGCCGATGCCGGCCGCTGCCGTGCCTGCGCCGAAGTTGTTGCCGGCGATTGTCGCCTGCAGCCCGGCCCGTCCCTGCGCGCCCTGCGTCGCAACGCCTGCAAGAGAAGACCCGAGGTTTCCAGCGACGCTCGCTTCTCCGGTCAGCGCACCAGCCTGCCCCGCGAGACCGGTCTGATAGCCGCCCATCAGGCCCGACAGGTTATTGACGTACTGCTGGTAGCCCTGATCGGCGAGGCCGTTTGCCGTCTTGAGGAGGTCGACGGTTGCGTTCCCGCCCGCGAGGTCGCCGCGCGCGCCGGCTGCACGCTGAACAGCGCCGAGAGCCTCGTCGAGCGCGTAGGTGTAGCCCGGCGCGGCCTGGAAATCGGTCGCGGCCTGGGCCGACCCTGCCGCGCCGTTCGCGCCAGTCGCGTTGAGTAGCTTCTGATAGGCCGCGCCCCCGCCGGCAACGAGAGGATCGTAAACCGCACCGGCCTGCCCGAGCAGCGAAGTGGCATTCCCCGCGCCCGTCGTGAGGTCGCCGCGCGCCTGATCGACGCCCTGACCGAGCGACAGCATGCCGGATTCAAGCACGCCGTTCGCGAGGTCGCGACCGGCATAAATCGTATTCGTGCCCGTCGTCGCTGCGGCGCCGAGAGTGGCGGTCGCGTCTTTCGTCGCGCGCTTGCTAGCGGCCCCTGTTAAAGCATCAAGGATTCCGATAACAGCCTCCTATGTTTTAAGCGCGGCGACGAGCCCCACGAGATACCGCTGCAAATCCACGGCGTAGTCGTACCACGCCTGATCGGTCACGGGAACGTTGGCCGGCGGAGGCTTGGGCGGGTCGGGGTAGTTAGCGGGGATCATGCGGACGTGAAGCCCTGCCGGCGCCAGCCGAAACGAACCCGGGGGAAGGGCAGGCGCCGATAGCCGTTCTCAGCCGCCCACTGCGACCCGTCATCGGCTCTCAGCCAAGGCCAGCGACGAATGCACGTCATCACGGTTCCATTCGGGTGCTGATATAGGTCAACAACATACGGCATCACCGCGCCCCCCTCCCCTGCAGCGAAGGCACCACCGCCTCGCCCATCAGAAAATCGACCGGATCCGAAATCTCAAGTCGCAGCCGGAAACCCTGCTCGCGCGCACGGACCCGCGGATTCACGCGCACCGACAGCGCACGCTGCCCCTGCCGGCCGATATCGCGCAGGAGAGGCTCGGACCACGTCGCGCCGTCGTCGAGTGACCACGCGACGCCGACCTGCGGATCACGGCCCGGCTCGCTCGCGGCGAACTCGCGGCCTTCACCAGTTGAGATGTTCAGATGGAACGTCGGCACTACCGCGTTCGTCGGGAACTCCCGCATCACGCCCTCGACGGTCCAGACCAGGGGCTGCCCGGCCTCCTGCCGACTGAGAGGCGCCAATGACAGCAGCGACGCGCTGATGGTATCGCCGAGCAGCCACCGAGAGAACGCATTCACGCTGAATTGCGCGCGCCATCTGCTCAAGCCGTAAGATTCGCGCTCGTGCCATCGCTCCGTCGTAACATTGTATTCCCATGTCCAGTCGGGCCCCGAGATCGAAAGGATGGAGTTGCCTTCAAACGTATAGACGCACATGCGGATCGCCTGGCGGTCGACCGTGCGCGAAACCGCCAGTTCAAACGGGCGCCAGGACACGCGCTGCGGCTGGTAGCCCGCCAGTTTGCGCAGGGAGCCGTCCTGCGCGATCCAGAATAGCGGCCCGTCCCAGCCCGCATCGTTGCCGGCAAGGCACCACTTACCCCACAGCCCGACGTCTACGGCCTCGGTGGCGCGGGCGAGCGGGAACGGCGAGGTGCCGACGTCGCGATAGAACGACATCGAGTTCGCCTTAAACGCGATGTAGACGCCATCCTTGACGACGCCGCGCACGATGCCACCGCCGCGGCTCTGGTCGATCGTCTTCGACAGATCGTTGAGCACGAGCGAGTTCTGCGGCGTCGCGCCCTCGCCGGTCGCCCGAATCGTCGCATCCTGATAGGCGAAAATCAGGTAGCCGTTTAGCTCGGCCACATCGGACGGGAAGCCTACCGTATCGTCGGGGTAGTCCTGCACGGAGTAGCCGTCAGCCGAGACGACAAACGCGCCGTTCTCGGTCACGGCCACCAAGTCGGGCCGCGGCGCCTTGTTGTTGCGCGCCATCGACACCGGCTGTTCGCCAGCAAGACCGCGCAGCAGGTTCGTGGGTGCCAAATTGCCGTTCATCACCAGCAGGCGATCCTGCACGGCCGCGTACAGCAGAGAGCCGGCAACGAGGAACCCACGAGGCCCGCCGCGGGTCAGATCGGCCACGGCCTGCACGCCAGGGACGTTGTCGAACTTGAGTTCACTGCCGTCCGCGATCGCCATCGCGTTGACGAGACGGCCCTGACCTTCGCCAGGGCGCTCGCCGGGGGATGAGGATTGCGGGAAGACGATGGAGGCCATTACGGATGCCGCGCGCCGTAGGGGATTGCGTAAGGCTCAATTTCGCCCGGCTCGTATGCCTGATACCCTCGCTCACCGCGACTGGCCGCCTGCCGGCGCTTCCATTCGCTACCCGGGTCGAGGCCGTCGTGTTTTGCCTCAAGCCAAGCCTGCACCCTCTCGCGCTGATCCGGCGCCACAATGGCAAACTTGAGCAGGGACAGAAGCAGCCGGCAGTCGGCGGCGGTGACGGGCTCCAGCATATCGTCCTCCCAGGCTCAGAAATACTCCGAGCACTGGTCACGATACGATGGGCGCCCCCGCTTAAGCAAGCGCAACTGGCGCTCGGCCAGGGTCACGAGTTCGCCAAGCTCTGACATCTTATCGCCCTGCACGGCGAAATCCGGCGCTATCTCAAGCGCGACGAACCGAGCAATGGGCGTGAACATGGCGTCCGGGATCGACTCGCTGACCTCGAATGCCGTGATGTCGGACTCAAACAGCCGAGCCAGCACCCCGGGGATCTCGCGCCGCGCAACGTCCAGATCCTCGGGGGCACCGGCCTGACCGGCGCCCACTTCGTTGAGGATCGAGAGCGCCCGGCGGGCGAGATCTTCCAGGGTGCGGGACATCAGCGAGCGCCGGGCTTCTTCGTGGTCGGCGCGGCGTCTGCCTTGTCGGCCTCGGTCTGGCCGGGCTTGGTGAACTCCTCGGATGCGGCCCGCTCGGCGTCGGCGGCGGCCTGGTCGGCCTCCTCCTGCGCCCGCAGCGCCGCAGCCTCACGCTCGGCCAGGGCGTCAGCCTCAGCCTTTGCGTCATCCGCTGCCTGCTTGTCGTCGCCGGTCAGGCCGGACACCTTGAAAAAGCGGGAGTTGACCGACGCCGCGGCGAGGAGTTCGGCGTCCGCTTTGGCGTCGACCGTCACGGACTTGTTCGGGCCGAACTGACGTCCGTACCACGTCACCGTGCCGGTATCTTCTGGGTCGAGATAAGTGATCTTCGGCATGACGATCAATCCTGCTGCGGGTAGAACTCAATGGCGATCGCGACGCGACCGGTGGTTCCACCCGTGCCCGGGTTGAACGTGGCGAGCAGCACGGTGTCCTGGGCGAAGAAGTTATCGCCGCAGAGCGCGCCGGGCGTCACCGGGCCCTTGTAGCCGGCCGTCGCGAGGCCGACGTTGGCCGTCGCGGCGATGCCGGCAGGGGTGCCCGCGATGCCGATATCGAGCGTGGCGCCCGTGCCGTTGAACGCCTCGGTGACGCTGATGATCGCGGACTTGACGAACGAGCCGCGCGGCACGCAGACGATCTCGCGGGCGCCGGCCTGGGCACCGAAGACGATTACATGCTTGGCACCGTGCCAGCAGTTCTGCGGGAAGATTCGGGCCTTGTTTTCGAGAGCCATGATGGAAACCTCAGACTGGAATTTCAGGGCGACGCGAGAGGGGCGCCCGTAGGCGCCCCGTCAGGCTTATGCGTCGTCGATCGAGGCGAAATAGGCGGTGTAGACGCTCCAGTCCTTCAGGAGGGCCGCGTTGTCCTGGAACCGCTTGAACACCTTGCCGAGACCGTAACAGGCCTCAATGCCGCGACCCTTCAGAAAGCCGTAATCGTCTTCCTTGCGCTCGGTCGGCTTCCACATCTGGCCGTAGCAGACAGCGACCGCGTTCTGGCCGAGCATGAACACCGGGGCGACGTTGATGCCGCCGGCGCCGGCCGCAGCGACCGTGCAGAACTGCTCAAGCTCCGGGATCTCGCGGATGATGACGCCGCGATAGAGCAGATCGCCGTCCTGAAACAGCGGGTTGTCGTCCATGCCGTTGCCCTCGCGCGGGCGGGCATTGGTGTTGGCCGCGACGATGACCGAATCCTGCGCCAGGTCGCGGAAGGCGTTGGAGCCGGCGAAGCAGACGAAATACTCCTGCGCGCCGCCCTTCTTGGTCATGTAGGGCTTGATCGCCGGGTCAGCCTTGCGGGCGCGGCGCTTCATCAGCAGCAGGCCGGCAGCGGTCAGACGGCCGGTTGCCGTCGAGATGTTGGCGAGCGAGGCCGAGTGCGAGCCAGCGACGTGGTTCGCCACGGCGTTGCCGTACTGAACGCGGTCGAGGTTGGCGGTGTGCCAGGTGTTCTTCTGCGCCGCGGTGGCCGAGGCATAGACAATTCCGTTGATGCGCTGACCGGCAGTAGAGTAGGTGCCGAACGACGTGACCGACTCCGACCCGAGGTTCACCGGGGGCGACTCGGACGGCAGAGCATGCAGGGCGAGGATGATCTCGTCGCGCAGGAGCAGCTTGCCCCACTCCATCAGGAGCGGGCGCACGGTCTCCAGCTGGTCGAACGAGGACTGGCGCAGGAACTTCTTGTTGAGCAGGACCGCGTTGCGGCTCCAGTCGATCCAGAAGCGGACGCCGTTGCTGTCGAGCTTCTCCTCGTTGCCGGTCAGCGGGCCGGTGCCGACGCCGGGGCCGCGCAGGCGCCCGATCAGCGGCACGTTCATCTGGTCGCCGCCCTCGCGCAGTTCCGAGAGGATCTGGATGATGGACGTGACGTCCTCGCCCATGTACGGCGAGAAAAGGTTCTCGCGACGATACTCGCGCCAGAATTCCTTGCGGAACTTGAGGATTTGGTTGTTGGTGGAAGTGGTGGTGACGGCCATTTTAAGCCCCTATGCGTCAGCCGCGCTTGTTGGCGCCCGCTGCGAAAATTGCTGCCTCGCTGTCGTCGCCGTCATCGTCGCTGGTCGCCGCACGGGCCGCAGCCTGGCGCGATAGGGACTTGGGCAGTCGGACAACGTTCTCTCCGGCAGCATCGGCGCCGGTTGCGGGCTTTTGGCCGGCAGTGCGGCCGTCCGGGGCGTTCTCGCCGTTCATCTCGGCAAGGATCTTTTCGCGCAGACGGGCCTCGTAAGCGCCTGGGTTCAGCAGGGCTTCGTTCTTGTCGTACCATGCCTCCAGCGTCTTGCCAAACCCCCGCGCCGGCAGCTTCTTCAGGGATTCGGCGAACGACGGGTCACGCGCGGCCTGCGCCGTCACAGCCTCGTCAATCAGCTTGTACTTCTCGTCGCCGAGGCGAGCCTGCATGGTTTCCAGTTCGATGCCGACGAGCTCGGCACGAAATTCGGCGCGCAGCTCGTCGCGGATTTGTTCGCGCGCGGCTTTCTGCTGCGCCTCCCAGCCCTCGGGGTCCTCAAAAAGACCGGCCTTCGCCTCGGCGGTCTTGTCGTCGTTCTTCCCCGACAAATCGAGCTGCGCGAGCTTGGCCTCAAGTTCTTTCACCCGGTCGCGCTGCTCAAGATACTCCTCGGCTTTGAACTCGACGCGCTCGGACGCAGGCTTCTCGGCCGGCTTCTCGAGATCGCCCTTCACAGCGCGCTCAGCCCTCGCCGACTCGACGGTCGCCTCTAGCATGTCGCCAGGAGACAGACCGTCCTCCTCTGCCGGCGGTGGCGCGAGGTCCGGCCGCTCGGCCTCCTGCTGCATCGCGGCTTCGAAAAGGGCGTCAGCGCCGGAATCGGTGTCGTTCTCGGTGTTCATGCGCGGGCCTCCAAGAGCATAAACATCGGGCCGACCACGGCCGGGGTGTACGAACGCCCAATCATGCGCTTCAGCAGCACGATTTCCTCAGATGAGACGTCGGCCGCCTTGCCCTCGTTCAGCCGAGACGCAAGCTGGAACCGCTTGAACTTCTCGTCACCGGAGATGTTTGCGTCGTCGGCGTGATGCCCCAGCAGGGCGTTCGTGCAGATCAGGCGCACGGTCGCGGGCTGGTCCTTATCAGCCATCATTTCATTGCCCTGCAGATCGCGCAGGACCGTGGCAGTGTCGAGTTTCATCTCGTCCCCTTAAGCAAGCGTCAGCGAAAAAGACCGGACAGTATTATCCGAGCCCATCTTAGAAATCACCACCGAGGTATTACTCGGCGAGGCGAACGTGACCTGACCAGGCACGGTCGGCGCGCTCGTTGGCAGCGCCTGAATTACGAGGCTCTGAGTGTGAATCGTGTTGAACTCGAAACCGGGAGCGCCGAGGCTTGAGCCAAACTGTGAGCCCGGCCGCGTTAGCGTCGGGGGAATCAAGAGGCTGGAGACGACAGTCAGGACGCCATTCCCAGCCGTGCCCGAGCCGCCGCTTGCCAGCAAGCGCACATCGTATGCGCTACCGACGTTACCTCCCGAACGGAAATCCAACCGAGGCGTGTTCGACGTGACGGCGTTGCCGAGAACCAGGCTGGCGCCGGCCTTCGCCAGCGTGAGCGCCCCATCCTGCAGCTGCGTCGCAGGCGCGGAAATCAGAGCATCCGTAACGACGACGCTTTGGAAATTCAGGCCAAACTTGATGACCGGGATGGCGTTCCCGTCGATATACATGAGGGTGCTGTCGGCGCCCAGAGCCGGGGCCCCATTCGGCGCCCCGATAAAGAAAGCATTTTGGAACGTCGTCGTGCTTCCCTGCGTGCAGGAAATCATCACTGCGGTGTCGATCAGGGACCCGCGAACCTGCATGGTGTCCGCGATTTGAACGCCCGCGTGAATACCGACCGAGCAGCCTGAAAAGAGAACCGTATTTAACTCGCCGCCGCACGCGTTGTAGACAAACTTGGCTCCCGGCTGCAGGACGCAGGACCACGACCCGCCGAAATACTGCCCGCGCAGATCCGAGGCGCTTGTTCCGCCATCGCCGACCAAGCTCTGAACCTGAGACTGCCCGCCGACGTAGTTTCTATCCGCATTACTGGCCGAAGTCGCTGCCTTGTGGATCAACACGCTTTCGATTGCGTGGCGGCCGCCCTGCGCAAACGGGCCGCCGAACTCGTGCAGCAGATAAAACCCGTCGACCTTGGGCCCGCGGATCCCGCCCGCTACCTGCGAGACCTGATCGTCGCTAACGTAAATACCCGAGTACGTGTATTTGTTATTGACGCCTGTAACGGCCCCGGCCGACGTCGTCAGCGTGAGGAGACCGTCTGTCGGGACCAGCGCAACGCGATCCAGCTTCCCCGTCACGCCGGCCAAGGCGGCGTCGATGGAAGGCTGCAGCGTCAGCAGTGCCGTCGCCGTCACGCCAGCGATTAGGCCCGCTATCTGGGCGACGCGGGTGCGCCCGCCCTGATAGATCACAAACTGATCGTCCTGCGTAACTGCGCCGGCCGAGGGGAGTTCGTCGAGAAGCCGTATTCTGGTCAAAGCGTCACCCCGATTTGCACGCCTTCACAGTCGGCGATAGCGAGCCCGAGTTCAGTGCCTAGCACGGCAACAACGCGGTTGCACGCGCAACGACCTCGCAGCCCGAACCCGCAGGCGCACGTCTCACACAGGAACGATCCGCTGGCGTCGTCGACCGGCTCGCATCGCTGGCCGTAGTCGTAGAACAGGGCGCGGCTGTATTCGTCGGCCATTAGGTGCCTGCAGAGGTTTTGACGGCGATCAGGGAGAACCCAGCGCCGGCCGCGGGCTCGGTGGGCAGGAACCCAGAGATCGACGCCGCTAGCGTGTTAAGTGCGCCGATCGCCGCACCGAGGATTGCCAGCGTGCTCGTCTGCGCCTGCGTCGGCAGGGGACGCTGCCGCTCGCCGTAAACCGTGGCGCCCGTGAACTTTCCGTTTGCGTCCGTGATGAACGTGACGTCGAACCGCGGCACAGGCTTCCCCGATGCCTTGACGCCAATCGACGTGACCGTCACCGCCGGCTCGTTGTCGAAGATCTGCGTGAACGCGACGGTTGCGTTGCCGTTGGCGTCCAGCGTGCCCTTGCCGGTCGCCGTAAGTCGCGGATGCACATGGTCAGCGTATGGGATCATCTGCGTCGAGCCGAGAGCAGGCACGCCGCCCTCGGCCTTTGGCACGACATTGGAGAATGGCGGCACGACAGCCAGCGCCGCCGCTTGGGCAGTCGCGGTGACGCTGGCAGCCGTCAGAGGATGAGAAGCGCCGAGTGCCATACCGACCTCTTACACCAAGAACCGAACACCGGAAAACTGGATGCCCTTCGCAGGATCGCCAGCGAAACTCTCCTCGCCACTATCCGACACGCTGTTCAGTTGCAGCAAGGGGTACGCAAAACTTTCCTGCGTAGAGCCCGTGTAGACGATTTTCAGCCAGCCCGCATCAGTGCCGCCCACCGCCGCGGCGATCGTGGCGTTCCCGTCCTGGCCCGACGTGATGGAAATGGCCGAGAGATCGAAATTTACCTTGCCCGTGTTCGGGCCGTTAAACCCGTTCACGAACAGTTTTGTGTAGCCGGCCGGCCGCACGTACATCTCGACCGTGATCGGCACTCCCTTGGTCCAGCTTAAATTTTGCAGGATGCGTAGAACGCCGGCAGTGGTCGTCAGCGGGTGCAGGAGATACACCGGCAGGTCGGTCGGCCCCGTCTTGGCCGAAACGAGGTCTGCCCGAGCACCGCTCTGCTGCCAAGTCGTCAGATCGCTTGAGGCGCGATTGTAGGCCGTATATGGCGGCGTCATGGGCTGCGTCGGGTACTGCGCCCGGTTCCAGCGGTAGCGCACGCACGCGCCCGTGTTCGGAAGGTCCGGAGTGTTCTGGCCGTCCGCGGGATTGGTCGTCTTAAACGTGCCTGAGATGCCCGAGAGGACGTTCTGAGCATCGTGGTCGTTCCACCAGCCGACCGACACGGCGTTAGCGACAAACCAAGTCCAAGCGGCATCCATTCCGGCCTGGCCGTCGTCGAACTCATACGCAAATTCCGGCACGATGAAGGGCTTGCCCCGCGACTTCGCGAACGCGACAGCGTCATCCATCCCATACTGTTGCGTGCGGTACTCATTCCAGATCGCGACTTGCGCCAGCGGCCCAACGATAGCCGGCGGACGGTACACGGCCTTGTCGTTCAGACCCGGATAGCAGTCCATGCCAATCCGAGCGACATACTGATCGCCGGGATAGCAGGGTATGAACGGGAATGCGCCAGGGTTCATCACCCAGTCGAACAGGATGTCGAAACCTGAGTCGCTAAATTCCTGCGCGATACCCCAGATTCGACGGAAAAGCTGGACGTACTGAGCCTGCACGTCAGGATCGTTTCCGGTGCCCCAATACTGGAATCCGCCCACTGGGGAATTGAACTCCCACCCGACACGAGCGTAAAGAATCTTTTGCGTCGGCTTCAGGCGCCCCTTAGCGTCTCCGAAAATCTTACGATAATCAGCGTCGTACGCACCCGCATTTGCGTCGGCGAAGGTCGCGAACTTGCAAAGCATAGGAATCGCAAGCGTCAGGGTGCGACCAGGCCCGACCCATCCAGAGGCGTCGATCACATAGCCTACAGAGCCCGTCCAATCGGCCCGTGCCTCGGTCAGTGTGGCCTTATCAGCGCCACGGCCGACGTGCGCGTCGCCAAACGCGCCCGCGGGCACCGTACCGAGCCAGTCGTAAAACTGCTGTACGCTGCCAAGGGTGTTGTAGGCATACGTTCCGAGCGCCGGCCCGACGAACGTCGGCACACGCCCGCCCGCCGTCTGACCGTGGACCAGCGGCCAGGCGACGCCAGCCGCTCGGGATATGGCGGTCATCGGCCTTAGACCTTGGCCGCGTAGGTTTTAGCGACAACCTGGCCCGACGTGCCGTCTCCCGGGTAGGTCGTATCTGCCGCCGTATTCGAGTTGTTGATCTGGTAATACCCCAGCTTCGCGGTCGTCGTGAACGTCGCGCGCACTGAGAAGCGCCACCAGCCATTGCCGAGGTCGGTCGCGTACGCAGTCACGCCGGATTGCGGCGTGGTGAACGTGCCGTTCGTGAGATCGAACGTGATCTGCCCCTGCGCGCCCAAGTTGACGTACAGGTAACGCCCGCCCTTGGTCGGGTCGCCCACGCCGCGAACCTCAATAGAATACTGATTGAGAGCGTTTTGCGTGAAGCCAGATATTGTCTTTGAGAAGCGACGCAGGTTGTTGCCACCGTCGTTGGCCGGCGAGAGCTTCACGGCTGTGAAGCCGTTACGGCAGTCCGCCTGCCCTGTGACCGGCGTTGCGAGGCCCGAGCGCGTCCAGGCAGCAGTGTCGACCGTATCCGTGTCCGCGATGAGGTTCGGGCCGGTGACGGCGTCTGCGGATCCAGTGAACGGGAACGTATTCGCGGCCAACGAGCCGCCGTTCGACTGTCCGGTGGGCGCGGCGATTGTTCCCGTGGCGACGGACGAAACGGCGGCGGTCAGCGTGCCGTTGCCGTTGATGGCCTGCACGTTGAGCGTGAGCGTCTTGCCCTGGTCCGAGCCGCCCTGTGTATAGGTAATGGTCGCATTCTGACCGTTGGTGGCAAAAATGCCCGACGCGGCCGTTGTCCCATCGCTGCGGGTCAGCGTGTAGGGATAATTCAGCGGCGAGTTCGACCAGGTGCCGCGCGACAGGGTCAGAACTTCGCCAACCGCGGCCGTGCCCGTGATCGTCGGGACCGCGCTGTTGACCGGCTGCGGCACGAGGAACGCGGCAAGGCGATTCTGGTAAGCCGTCTTGGCCGCGGTATCCGGCAGGGACGTGACGAGATCGTAAGCCGGATTCTTCGTGGCGACCGTCTTCGCAGACTCGAACGCCGCGACGGCCGATTCGTAAGCCGTGGCCGGGAAGGGCTGCCCGTAAACCTGCGCGACCATGTTGCTGGCTTCCAACGCGCGGAGGCCGTTGTAGCCGTCGCGGAAATGCTGGTCACCCTGCACCAGAAACGCGCTGTCGTTCCGCTTGGGGAGCGCGAACCCGTACTGATCGACGCGCGTGATGCCCAGATCCGAGATCATCAACTCGGGCACGAGGCTCGAGAAAAGCGGATACAGTACGCCCTTGTTGACCGGATCGGAGCCGTTCTGCGGCATCGTGTTATCGGCAACATAGGGGTCGGGCAGATCGCGGTATGAAATGTTGGTGACGAGCGGCTTCATGCCGGCAGACTTGGCCGCGTTGATCGCCGCCGTGATGTCGGCTTTTAGGTTGGCAAAATCGTTGTTGACCGGCGTAATGGGACGCGGATTCAGCGAGTTTCCGCCCTGGTTGAAGTACGCGACATTGCACAGCGGGAAATTCGGGTAGTCCACGACGGCACGCGCCGAAACCTGTGCTGTGGTCTGGCCCGACATGCCCTGTGTGTGCACGAACGGATCGCAGCCCGGGTAAGCCGTCTGCAGCGCATCCGTGAAGCGCAACGGGTTATGCCCGAAGTCCTCGAACGAGGCGCCGTGGATCAGCCACCCATCCATCTTGCCGGAAGCAGGGCGCTCATAGAGCGCGATGGCGAGGTTTGCCGCGGCGATGGCCGCGTTGGTGCCGACGAGGCGCAGTAGGCAGTTGCCGCCCGGCACCGTGAAGCTGCGGGCCTGGTCGAGGTTGCCGCCTTGCGCGAGCGAAACCGCGCTGTAGGACGTCCCGCCATTCGTGGACCGCTCAAGGGTCGCCGTGGCGCCTAGACCACTGCTGGTCGCATAGACGACAAGATCCTGTCGGTCCGCCGTCATGTAGATCAAGCCGCCCGACGCGCCGAACGTGGCGTCGATGACGATGGTCCGCGTCTGGTTGACCGCCAGGGGAATACGGGCGTGCTTCTTGTTCGTCGCTGACTGCTGGATCGCGGTCTGCAGCGTCGCATCGCCTGCGCTGTCGGTAACGCTGTTGATCGTCGCGCGCACGTTCTGGATGACGGGAGTAACCCCGCTGGCCGCGGCCACGAGAAGCGCATTCTGTGTCGTGCGCGGCGAACCGATCGCACCAGATAGCGTCTCGACGATCGGCCAGACGCCGGCGCTGCCCTGCGGCGTGCCCGTGACGGTTCGTGTCGAGCCCGTGCCCGTCACCGTCAACGAATCAAGCGTGATCGTCGAGCCAGGCGTCGCGCCCGAAATGGTGCCGGTGTAGGCCGTGCCGATCGTGGCTGTGGCGGGCGAAATCGTCAGGGGGCCGAGCGTGGTCGGCGGCGCGCCCGCGATCAGCGGCCAGCCCTGGGCAAGTGCGCGTGAGCCGCCCATTAGGAGAGGCCGGCAAGAGTGGAGTTCAGCGAGGCGCCGGTCGCGCCTGTGATGAGCACGCGTACCGTGGCGCCCTGGCCGATGCCGACGCCAATTGACGTCGCCGCTGTGGCCGTCACGTCGGCGGTGTTGGCGGCGTTGCGCACGTTCACGTACGTGGTGCCGTCGAGGTCGAGAGTTTGCAGGGTCGCCGTACCGCCGCCGAATGTACCCGAGACGCGCCAGATATAGTCGCCTCCGCGGATGCCAGAGACGGGAGACCCGGTCGCGCTCGCGTTCTTGAGCAACGTGTAAGCCTGCGGCGTCGGCGCACCGATGGGTAGGCCCGTGAGCGGGTCGATCGACGCGACCGCCGTATATCCAATTCCTAGCGCGTCGACCGGCATCGCGTGTCCTCTGGTGCGTCGGCGATGTTGTAGCGCACGGGGACGGAAACGAAAAGACCCCGCCGAAGCGGGGCCCGTGCAGGATTTACCCTGCGGATTTCATCTCAGCCTCCCAGCCAGCAGTTTAAGTGCGATGATTGTTTACACCACGCGACTGAGCGGCCGTCAACATGAAAAGACCCCGCCGGGTGTCGCCCTGGCGGGGTCGGGTAGAAGTATCACCGGGCTTTTCGACGCCCCTCCCGCCGGCCTTCACTTACGGCGGGATCAGACGGGTATCAGCCCCACGGGTTATCGTCAACAGGCTCCGGCTGCGCCCACAGACCACCATCCATCCCCTCAGGGTCGGACGGCTCCGGCCCCTGCATCGCCTGCTCGACGGGCCCCTCTGGCGCGATCTGCGGTATCGCCGACACATGCGCGTCGACCATCGTCTTGACCGCCTGCGCCTGTTCCTTGCCGGCCTGGACGCCGATCTTGCCCGTCTCGGCGACCGTGCGACCGACCTCGGCCTGCTGGACGCCGGCGCGGGCCTGCGCGAGAGCCGTCTCGGCCTGCGTCTTGCCCACCTCGGCCGTCTTCTGCGCGAGTTCGACCTGCGCCGCCTGGGCGACCATCGGGTTCTGCTGCTGCGCCTTCTCCAGCTTGCCCATGATCTCCTTTTTGACAGAAGCCGGCAGAGACGAGAGCGAGATAATCACGTCCGGCGGGATCTGGGCGCCGTTCTGCGCCAGGGCCAGCAGCGTATCGAAGGCGTCGGCCATCGCGTTGACGTTGTCTGGGCCCTCGTCGATCAGGATGTCGACGTCGAGCGAGCCGAGGGCGTTGACCAGCTGCGGGCCCATCGGCCCCATCTGCTGCCCGTTCACCTGAATAAACTGGCTCAGCCCCTCGCTGTCGGTAACGCGAATCCACCGTTCGGCTGTCCAGAATTGCTGGATTGCGTTCCATACCGCGCGATACACACGGATTTTCCATCCACGGTAACGTAGCAGAAAAGGACCGAGCTCGGCGATCCCGGCCTGCTGCAGCAATTGGATTGCTCGCCCAGACTGGTTCTTACCACCCTCGCCCACGAGTGACGGATTTGGACCGAAGTTGTCGATCTCCTGCTTGGCATCCGTAAGAAACGCCATATTGCCTTGGAAATCGACCTGGCCCTGCTCAACTTCATAACGGGTCTCCGCACCGCCGTTCAATTCCACGAACCCATCGGGCCGCGCCTCCTCCCGACGCGCGACCTCGACGTCATCCACGGCGCCACGGCTCGCGCGGATCTTTCGGCTGTTCAGCGCATGCAGGGCCTTCGACCGACGCCGGTTGATCTCGTCCTGCGGGCTCTTGAGGTCACGCACGAACCCGTAACGGTCGTCGTCCTGGTCGATCATATTGGAATACATGACCAGCCGGCAGGACGTGCGGCCGCGTTCGTCGCGGAACGGCGACTTGCCGCGTTCGAGTTCGATGTCGCCCGTGAAGAAACAGAACCACCAGTCGCCGCGCTCGCGATACCAGTGTTCGACGACGCGCACCGAGCGATCGCGCACGTTCGTCCAGCGCATGCCGGTTTCGGTGCCCTCAGGCCCGTCCTCGACGCCGCCGTTCGTCGCCACGCCGTCGCGCACGGCCTGCGCCATGTCGGGCCAGAGATCGGCGACCTGGCCGAGGTCCATCCACTTGTGCGTGCCGAGATACTGTGCGTCCGAGAAATCGGGCTTCTTGGACCGCGGGTCATAGAAGAACTCGCGCGGGTCGATCCGATTCAGGAAGATATCCGGGTCGCCCTGGTCGCCCGGCTCGACGACGATCTCCAGGCCGCCGATCGCCGACGTGGCGCCATCCTCGGCGCAATCGGGGCTGATTGACTTCCAGTCGTTCTCGTCGAGCGCGTAGTTCAGAACCGCCGTGGCGAGCTCGGCCCCGTCCTCGTGCTTCGGCGTGCGCGCGAATCCCTTCGGATCCTGTCTGAGTCGTTCCAGCAGGCCGACGACTGCGTTGATCTTGCGCGACACCCGATTGAACGTGACGACCGGCTGCCCGCGCGAACGCAACTTGCGGATTTCGCGCTCGGTCCACTGCGACCCGTGCCGATACCGGCGCGATTCCATCGCCTCGTCGATCTCGGCGCGCTTGGACCCGAGATAGTCCGTGTACTGGCGCCGCAGATGCTCCAGGCCGTAGCGCGATAACCCGTCGTCAGTCTGTGACGCCCGCGGGCCCATCTGCCGGCCAATCGACCCCGAAGTCTCGACCATGTAGCGATCAGATCGGGGCAGGCGCGAGCCCATCACGCGGACGTCGCCGGGGGCAACTTGTTTCTCGCCCGGCGCCAGGCCGTAGGTTCCGCTGCTCATGCCTGCCCGCCGTGCGTCGTGGTCATTTGGTCAGATGTACCGCAGGACGGCCACGGGCGCCACTAGGCGTCATCCCAGTCCTCACGCGCCCGCAAGAACTCGGGCCGGCGGACCAGATAGCTCCACGATTCGATCTTCGCGTCGGACGGCGAAACGATCTCAAATATCGGGATACCCATATATCGGATCGTTTCGATAACTATCGGCCTCGACCACTCGCGCATCTCGCCCTCTCCCTCACCAACCGCCGCTGTTTCCGTGCGGCCCGCGTGTCATGCCCCGGTACCCGCTGCCCTGTCGCCAGCCGTACGACGATCTCCTCGTGCTCCATTGCGGCGGCCGGGCGGGTCGGCGCGAGGAGGAAGAGGGCCAGCAGGAGGGTGGAGCAGACGATTCCTGACATCCTGCCGCCGCCTATCTTAAAATAACGTAAGAGCCGTCAGGCCGCAGAGCTTGAAGTATGATAGCTCTCTTATTGCGAATTTCCTGTCTTTCTTTTTCGTCAGCCGTAAACATCGGCGCGCAAAAAATTATAGTGTCAACTCTTTGCCCAACCCGACCACGATTATAGGTCGTGACGTACCAATCGCTTCCAAGCGCGTGTTGCGCATCTAAAGCCTCGTCATCGGTATTCATTACAAGCATCTTCGTCGCCATCTCAATCTCCCATCAAATCACGGCCGTCCCAGGAGCCTCGGTCTACAACAGCATATCCAGTTTCGTCCGACTTGTCCGGCTTCTTCGGAGGCGCGGCGGACAGCGCCTTGTCGAGCAGCTGGCCGATGAGGCCGAGCGCGTCGACTTGGTCATCGTGCACGCCAGCGGGGAACCGGAGCATTTCGCTTTCGAGCGAGGTACGCCAGCCAGCCCCGGCGGGGACACGCAACCCACGAGATGCAATCATCGCACGGAAACTCTGCGCACGGGTCGCCTTGTCGCCCCGCGTCGGAAACTGCTCCCGCACGCAATACGCCTTCCGCTCCCGAGCCGCCCGCGTCAGGAACGGCCCGACGCCCGCCTTGATCTGGCCCGTCTCCTCGGCCCATCCCAGCGGCCGCCATTTCTTCACGAGATCGCACCATGCGTCCACCCATACGTCAGAGGAGGCCTGCCCGCGCCAGAGATCGACCAGCCACGGGTTATCGTCGGCATCGAGGCCCACGACCACATGCACCGTGTAATCGCCGCCCTGGCTCGTCACGGCGTAATCGCTGGCCCCGTAGAACCGATACGCCCCGGCGGCCTGCCTGGCGTCCCTGGGGCTGGAATCGACGGGGATCAGCCATTCTGCGCGGAAGAAGTCGCCCGTGTCCGGCGTCGGCTCCTGCTGGTAGAGCGCCGACCAACTGCGCGTATCAAGGACCGCATGACGCTCACGAAGACGTGCACCATAGCTATAATCAGGATCATCGTCCCAGAGGTATTGCCCAGGCGCACGGCCAAGCGGGTCCCCCGTACCGGCAAGGGCAGGAATAGACAGTACGTCCCAGCCATCTGGATTCGCCTCCGATACGAGCCCGTCGCGCTCGATGAGCCGGCCCGAGAGATCGTCCTCGTGCCAGCGGGTGTTGATGATCAGCTGCGATGCGCCGGGGATCAGTCGGTTTTCGAAGTCGTCTTCGTACCAGCCCCAGATCCGGTCACGGACCAGCTTAGAGTCAGCGTCCTGCCGGCTCCGAATGGGATCGTCCACCGCGCCGAGCTTGGCCCTGAAGCCCGCAATGCCGACTCCAACGCCGGCAGCAAGGTATTCACGATCCGCCGTCGTAGACCAACGTTCGACAGCGGTTTCTCTAAGTCCATACCCCAGGGTATTTCTGTGATCTGAAGCGAGGCCCCGAACCTTTCGGCTGAACCGTTGAGCAAGCTGCGCATTGTGAGCTCCCGCGATGATGTTGCCGCCGTTCGGATGCCCCATGAACCAGGGCGGGAACAGCACGGACCCGTACGAGGATTTGGCCGCGCCTGGCGGCATGAACACCATCAGCTTGCGGATCTGCCCGTCAGCAAGGGCCTGCAGGTGGTCGATGAGCACCCGGTGGTGCAACTGCGGCTGCCGGTCTGGCGGCTGTACCTGCTGGCACCACGCAAGGAAAGACCGGCGCGCGCGGCGCCGGTTGAGCAGGGCAAGGGCTGCTTGTTGGGGGGTCATTCCGCGTCGTCGCAGTCCGCGTAGGACTGGTTCGGTTCCGGCTGATCCGCAGAATCGTCATCGGCGTCCTGGCAGTCATCACACTGTTCCCAGCCATATATGCCAAGGCTATGCCACCCCCGACCTCGGCAAGACTTGCAGAGAGCCATTACAGGCCTCCCACGTAGTAATAGCGAGCCATTCCGCATTCGGTGTAGCCGAGAAAGATGGCGGTTTCTCCGGCAGCCCGACCGGCTTCGATGAGGGCGATTTCTGCGGCGGTGTAATTGGTCATCTGCGTCACTCCCGTTTCGATGTCCTCTTGTCCCACGTCCTGCGGTTAGTGTCAACAGCTATTCGAGGGAGTCGAGGAGTTTTTCGGCAGTCTGGTGCGGGCATTCTTTGCCGTAACGCCTAGCGAAATTGCAGTTCATGCATAGCACGGTGTACTCGGGCGGGAAGCCAGCCTTGATGACCTCTCGATAGATCCCGAGAGAGTCCTTGATGGCCCGGTGCGCTCTGCCGCCGCCGTTGATGTGCTCCAGGGTCAGGAAGGCTATTTCTGTCTCGCCGCAGCACGTACACTCGCCGCCATAGCCGGCGATTAGCCGGGCCTTGACCACCTGCCTGTGATCTCTCGTGTAGGCGTAATGCCGTTCGCTGTTCTTCTGGCGCCACCGCATTGCAGCCGCAACACGAGCGGCCGGATTGCGATTGTAACTCTCCCGATTGCTCCTGATGGCGCAGGGCGCACAACGCGCCTTGCATCCATCCTTGCGCCGCTTGTCCTTCCAGAATTGGTCAAGCGGCTTGACCTCCTCGCACGTGATGCAGGCCTTCTCAGCCATCTCTCTCCCCGAGCTTGGCGACAATCGACAACGCGTATTCGCGCGTCGCCTCGTCGGCATGCTCGCACATATCGCGCACGAAAGTCTCTAAGATTTCGTGATGGTTCACGGCGCGGACGATGAGGGCGGCATCAGCATCTCGATCTTCAGAACCAAACAGGTCGCAAAGCCTCTTAGGCGATGCGTCGTAGATCTCGCCGCAGTCGTACTCAAGCGTCAACTGCATTTTAACTTTCGGCATCTCGCCCTTCTCCCACTGCAACCCGCATTAACTCGTCGTCGCTCACCTGGTCAGCCGAGCGGTCGTCCTTCACCCGGTGTTGGACCTGCGCCAGTTTCGGGGCGAAATAGGGGGCGCACATATTCGCCGCCGTGAGCCGCATGTCTGGATCCGGCCAGATGCCGATCTCCGTGACCTCGCCAGTCTCGGGATCCTCGCGCCGCAGAATCTGCCGCTCGCCTCGCGCGAACGACAGTAGGATCTCGTGCGGCAGAAGCCCCGTCTCTCGCGCCGACTCGACGGCCACGACGGCAAGCTTGTTGCGCGCCCCGACAGGGCGGCCGCGCGGGTTGTTCGTCTTGCCGGGGCCAACGCTGCCGCCCATAACCAATCCTGTTGTAATTAAATCACTAGGTCTTATGGCATATCGCAGGCGGATACCAAAGCCTCAGCCAAGAGCCTCAGCTTGCCGCGTCGATCATCCGGCACATAGAGCTTATCGCGGATCGCCTCAGCGACAACCTTTGCGCTCTGCTCGCCCAAATCTGAGGCCAGCAAGATAAGCAGATTTGCGATCTCGTCAGTCTCACCCATCAGCGCATCAGCGATGTCCGAGACGGTAACTTCCTGTTCAACCTTCATCGTCGTCCTCCCTAAGCCAAAACGTAAATCACCCCCGCGAGGATTGCCAGCCACAGCGCCACACAGGCGACGAGGCCGGCAAGGAATGTGGTTCGGCCGGTCACGGCCGCGGATCGAACGAGGCCAAGGCGATGGCGGCGCCTAGCGTGCGGACAGGCGTGCGCATGAGGTCGCCGGCAGAAATCACAGCCTGCATGTAATCGACGAGGGCCTGCCGATCATGCCGGCCTAGGCTGTACCCGACGAAAACCTGCGCGGCCAGCTTCGGATCCGCCAGCAACCGCGCCACGAGCTCGTCGGTCGTCTCGGGGCAGGGCTGGATCGGAGACGGCGTAAGCACGCCTGCAGGATTGCAGCCCATCTTGACCAAGCACTCGGCCAGTGTGTCGATCCGTGAATGGACCTCAGTCAGGTCCCGCATGTGCTCGCCCCACATGGTCACTCGTGTGTCAGCCATCGTCCATCTCCCACCCGGCCATCCGGTTTCTGTGTGTCTCATAACCCCAGTTGCATGTCAATCACCGCATGGGCTAATTTGTACCACCACGATGACTCGGCGCCGATCAGGTTTCTATCTAATATATATACACCACATGATAACATATAATTATATCCAACCCTTTAAGGTAGCAGTGCACTATGTTGGTACAAAAATGCGCAAAGGCTCTTGATCTGCAAATTCGTGCGTGCCATACGATTTGCGGTAAGGAGTTTATGCAATGGCGTTGATACCAATTGCCCGATGCAAGGAGATAGCCGAGGGCACTCCCGACCGCTGGTCCGAGGAGTTCAGGCACGCGGTTGGCACGGTGGCGGCTCGGCTGAAGATGTCTATGGATTCGAGGCACACCGAGACACTTCTCGCCCTGCAGGCCAAGCTGCTCGCGAATGGCGGCCCGCTGACGGCTCCCAAGCTGTCCAAGGCGGAATTGTCAGCGATCCGTCGCGAAGCCAGCGCCAAGGCCCTTGTGGCCCGTTCTAAGGCCGCTCTAGGTCGCAGGCTGCACAACACGCGGTGCGGGATTATCAGCCTAAACGATCTGAAACCCGCGGTATTCGACGCTGCTCTGGAGATGATCGAGGACGGCCAGGCGCTATGCCTGCAAGCGACGACCGAGGTCGTGTATCGGGGGCCGATCCCAAAGGGTGGAAGGCGCGCGAAACGCTGGCTTGTCTTGGCCGCGCTCGACGCACGGATCGAAGCATACCAGGGAGTTCGCGAGTGCCCCTGGCAGAGCGCCCGCAAGAGGGCAGAGGAGGGCACGATATGACCCGGCACGGCAGGGCGTTACCGTTTGAGGAGCGCGTGGCGATTTTCAGGGATGGCATGGCCGATCGGCGCGCCGTGGTGCATGGTATGCCGAAGGATAGCGCACGACGTGAGGCGTTGCTGCGGATGGTCGAGGACGAAGACGCCCATGCGGTAGAGGAGGCCGGCAAGTGGACCGTGAACTGCTGGCCCGGCGAGACCGACCACGCATTTCCGTTCAACAGCCGTTTGCGGCAGCGTATGCTGGACCGTCGTTCATGACCGCCCTCGTCGGATCGAACGCTGTCCTCGACCGCCTGCGCGCGACGCCGGGCCTGTTCGTGGTTAAGACGCTGACCCGCAAGGGGCCGGTTTACCATTACGACCGCACGTTGGAGCCGATCCCGCGCGAGGTCTGCGAGAGACTGATCGAGAAAGGCCGCTTGGTGGCGCGCGAGGCGTCGGGTCAGGGCTGGGAACTCGCCGAGGATTGGAAATGACCGCCGAGAACCCGAACGATATCGACACCCGCAAGTGGCTGGCGCGAGCTCACTGCCGATTACAGGGCCCGGCTCGCCCTCGAGACTGGAAAGTCGACGACCTGAAACTGGCGCTGATGCTGCGCGACAAGTTCACACGGGCCGAACTGCTGGCCCTGCTGGACATCGCGAGCGGCGCCAGGTTCGACACCCGCAAGGGTATCGAGGATTTCCTGCGGATCATGGCCGCGCATATTGATGGGATGGAGGACGCGTGATGACGACGAATCAGGGAAGACAGGCACCGGACAAGGACGATCAGACGAGCCGGTTCATTGCAGATTGCGACCGCATTGAGGCCGAGGAACTAGCCATGCGAGACCAGGCACCGGACAAGGCGGGCGAGCGGAAGGGGGTGGAGTTCGACAGCCAGAACCCGCAGCATTGGGTCGAGAAGTACCGCGACGAGTTCATTAAGCGGCTGGACGCTGAGGCACGTCTCGCCGCCCTCGCCCCGTCCGCACCCATCGCAGCCCCCGTGCGAGATGTCGGGGACGCCCGTGGCGTAGCGAACGTCATGGAAGCCCTGTGGCGGGATGCTGAGGATGAGAGCGAGCGTCTGCGGGCCGGCTTTTGGCCTTCCGACCTCGCCATCGCCGAGGCATTCCATGAGCACCGCCGCGAGACGCAGCCCAGCCTGCCGCCGTGGTCCGAAGTGCTGGAAGGCAGCGGCATCTGGCAGATCAGCCACAACTTCGCGACCCGCCTCTCGTCGCTGCGCCCCGCACCCGCAGGCGATGTGCCGGGTGAGGCTCAGACCCAGGAGGCGTGGCAGCCAATTGCCGACCTGAAGCCGCAGACGAATGCTGTTCTCGGCCGCTGGGCGCGCTCTGGCGACAACGAAGACGGCAGCGAATTTTGGTATTGGCAGGAAGCTACCGGACGGTGGTTCGAGCACGCAGGCGAAGTGCATTGGTGCTTGCGTTCTGGAAGGTTCGATCACGGGCCTTTTTACGGCGAAGCACCGACGCACTTCCACGTAATCCCTGAGAAGCCTGCCCGCGTTGAGGCTCAGACCCAGGAGGGCGGGCGATGAGCGCGAAACTGACAGACGCTCAACTTCGGTGCCTCACTTGGTACGAAGAAAACCGCGCCACGAATGCCGTCATCCCCGGCGACGCTAAGTGGAACATGCGGCAGGTGGAACGACTGCTCGATCTAGACATGCTGGAGGTCGGCCCCGGCGGCTGGCATGTCCCGTCTGAGGCAGGCAGAGCCGCGCTTGGCTTCCAACCCCCTGTCTCTGTCCCTGCGGCAAGGGAGGGGCGGTAGCTATGGCGTGGTCTAAGGGGTTTCCGGTAGGGCGCGCGTGCGAGCGCCGACAGCGGCTTTCTCCTCCCGCTTCAGCTTCTCCTCAACGGCCTCGCGCACGAAGATGGCGATGCGGTTCGGTCCGACCAGGGCTTCGATGCGATCCAGCACGCCCTGCGTGAAGCGGAGCGTGGTCTTCACGGTGGCATTCTTTGGATCAAGCGGAGGGCGTCC